ATGAAAGAACATACCAAACAAAAGTAGAAATGAAAGTTCTGGGCTACATTATTGGCGAGGGTAAAAATCAAATAACTCCAAAGGTTGTAATCAGAGAAACTCAGGCAAGATTTAGGTTAGCAAGAGAAAGAACTATTTTAGAAGATGAAGTAGAACAGATTTCTAATAAGTCTAGCGACGAGAGGTTTTATCGCGGATAAGATAATTTTAGACTTTTCATATACTATTTATATAAGAGTTAACTAAGGAGACGAAAATATGTCATCTATCGACCGCAGATATAAATTTATTTCACCCGGTGTCTTTATTGATGAAATCGATAATTCACAACGCCCAAGAGCCCCAGCCCCAGTTGGACCAGCCATTATTGGCAGAACGGAACGCGGCCCGGGCCTTAAGCCGATAACGGTTTCTTCATTTTCAGAATTTATTGAAGTTTTTGGCAATCCAATCGCTGGTGGTTCTAGCGATGATGTTTGGAGGAATGGCAATTATACATCACCGACGTATGCAGCCTATGCTGCGCAAGCTTGGCTTAAAAACTCATCTACGGCAACGATTGTAAGGCTCCTCGGCGCTCAGCATGGCGGCGCGACATCGGCCGGCCTAGCTGGGTGGCAGACCACGGCTCTCACTGATGCAGGGCCGGGCAGCGGCGGTGGTGCATATGGTTTGTTTATTGTTCCCAACGAGGATCCCGGATCGGCCGACGACGCCTACACCGCGACGAAAACTGGAGCACTGGCAGCTATTTTTTACTGCAATGAAGGCTGCTTTGAGCTTTCTGGGGCTCTTCGTAATCCATACTCTTCCAAAGACGGCATCATCGGCGACTTAGAAGTGTCAGGCACATGTGTTATGATCCAAAATGTGGGTAGCAATTATGAATATATTGGTCAGATTAAAGACGCTGATGGCTCTTTAGTGTTAAAAACAGCCTTTAATTTTAATCCAGATAGTGAAAAATACATCAGAAAAGTATTTAACACTAACCCGGTTAAAACGAACTCTGACATTAATTCTAGCATAGAAACATACTGGCTAGGTGAGACTTTTGACAACTGGATGGACTCTCAAGTTCAGGAATACAGTACTTCCACGACAGGTAGTACAGTCGGATTTGTTGTCGGTCTTATGGCCAGCGGCTCCAACCAAGCCGGCGATCAAGCAAAGCATCGCCATGGTATGACAGATAGCACAACTGGCTGGGTGTTTGCGCAAGATACATCAACGAACTCTGGTAGTTATGCTGTTAGTGGTATGCAAAAGTTGTTTTACTTTAAAACAATGGATTCGGGCGAAGCTACGCAAAGAAAATACAAGATTTCCATTGAGGACATTAGGCCTTCATCGAATAATACGGATCCATATGGTTCATTTTCAGTATCCGTCAGACTTGTTACAGACACTGATAACGCGCCCAAAGTTGTTGAGAAGTTTTCATCTTGTAACTTGAATCCTAATTCAAACAACTATGTTGGAAAGAAAATCGGCACTGAGTATCGAACGTGGGATGACACTACTAGAAGATACACAATCAAGGGCGAACACCCGGCTCGTTCTAGGTTTATTAGAGTCGTAATGAATGACGACGTTGACAGCGGCTATCACGATCCGCAGGTTGTGCCGTTTGGCTGTTATGGCCCGAAAACCATCATTCCATTTTCTGTGGTTAGTAGTTCATACCGCACGAACTCGACCGGGGCGCTCTACAATTATCCGAATTCGCCATTGGTGGTTGGATCTACGACCGCCACCGCGAGCAACATTGAAGATGCCGCATATGTTAAGGGCTCAACTTCAATAATGCAATCTTATGCTGCCAACGGCGCAGAAAAAACTGCTGATGGCAGTTTTGTATTCTTGGGTTACGGCGCTCTTACTGCCTCAATATACTTCCCAGAGTTGGGCTTGAGAGAAGACAGCAAGTCTGGCTCTCTGGCTAATCCAAAGAATGCTTACTGGGGTGCAACTTATAGTAAATATAATTCGAATCAGCACGATCCAAGCTTTGTTGATACAATCAAATACATAAATCACAAAGATTCAATTACTTCTGGGCTTTTAGAAGATTCGTGGACATTTACTTTGGATGATTTAATGATTAGTTCCAGCCATGGCTATTGGGCCACCGGCCAAAGAGTTTCGCAAAAATCATTTACATCTGACGCATCAGGCCAAGCAGGCGCGGAAAATGGCACATGGAAAGACCTATTAAGAGCCGGCTGGAACAAGTTTACCGTTCCGATGTACGGTGGCGACGACGGTCTGGACATTACAGAAAGCGACCCATTCAGAAATAGCCAATGGACTGGCACTCCGACTGACGTGACTAGCTATTCGCTTAACTCGGTTAAGAGAGCTATTGATTCAATTGCCGACCCGGATCAAGTCGAGATTAATGCAGCCACTGCACCCGGCGTTACTAATGAGACATTGACTAATCAGTTGGTGGAAGTGTGCGAAGGCCGCGGCGATGCTATAGCTATCATTGATGTCAAGGGCGGCTTTAAGCCAAAGTCTGAAAATTCAGATAGTTTTGCATCTCGCTTAGGTAGCATTGATACAGTAGTTGATAATCTGCAGAATCGTAACTTGAATACAAGCTACGGTTGCGCTTACTACCCGTGGGTTAAGATTTCAGATTCGATTAACGCTACTACGTTGTGGGCACCGCCCTCAGTTGTTGCTCTGGGTGTATTCTCTAGCACCGACATGAAGGAAGCACCTTGGTTCGCGCCTGCTGGCTTCACCAGAGGCGGCTTAAGCGACGGCGCGGCTGGTATTCCGGTTGTGCAGGTTGAAGCGCGTCTAACAAAGGATGAGAGAGATGATCTCTATCTAGCCAAGGTTAATCCGATTGCACAGTTCCCGCAAGAAGGGCTGGTCATATTTGGCCAAAAGACTTTGCAGGCAACGCCATCAGCGCTTGATAGAATTAACGTTCGCAGGCTCATGATTTTCCTTAAGAAGGAAATCTCTAGAGCCTCAAAGTCGCTCTTGTTTGATCCAAATACGAAAGTAACTTGGAACAGATTTATTGGAATGGTTAAACCATTGCTGTTGAGCGTAAAAGTCAGATTGGGATTGGAAGACTTCAAGTTGATCCTTGATGAAACAACCACAACTCCTGATTTGATTGATCAAAACATAATGTATGCGAAGATCATTCTTAAGCCAACGAGAGCAATCGAGTTTATTGCGATTGATTTTGTAATCACGGATTCAGGAGCATCATTTGAAGACTAAAAGTGGGGGGTGATTTTTCACCCCTGCACTATTTATAATGATAAGGGAGAAAGAAAAACATGGCACAAGGATTTTGGTCAGACCCTCTAGTAGAGCCTAAAAGACAATATAGGTGGGTATTATATTTAGGCGGCATGCCAACTTGGATTATTAAGACAGTTAAGAAGCCGTCATTCACTGTTACTGAGAGCCCTCATCAGTATTTGAATCATACGTTTTATTACCCTGCAAGAGTTCAGTGGAATACGATTGATATTACTTTGGCAGATCCTGTGGATCCCGATGCTTCAGATTCAATGTTGGCTCGTTTATTTGCTGCGGGCTATGAGTATCCTTTGGATGCGGCTAGTACTACCACGGTTTCTAAAGTTAAAGCAAATTTTGCTTTAGGTGAAGTCAAAATTGTACAACTTGGAGCAGAAGGAGAGGCTGTAGAAACGTGGAGTTTGACAAATTCTTTTATTACCGCTATTGATTTTGGGACTTTAGATTATGCCTCAGATGAAATGGTTAACATCTCTGCCACAATACGTTATGATTGGGCTGAGCTTGATGTCCCAGCCGGCCGAACAATCTCGCCGGGCTAAAGAATAAAAAAAAAGAGGTAATTAATGACACAGAACAGAAACGAAGAGCGTATCGGCTCTATGCCCGATATCTCTTCGCCAGCACCCATTGCTGAGCAAATGGGCGCTTCATTTGATTTTTCAATTCCAACAGAATTAATTGAACTACCATCAAGGGGAATGTTTTATCCCGAAAACCATCCTTTGCGCGACAAAGAACACGTTGAAGTGCGCTACATGACTGCGAAGGATGAAGATACTTTAACAAATCGCAGCCTCATTCAAAAGGGGGTTGTCTTAGATCGGCTAATAAAAAATATTTTAGTTGATAAAACGATTAATGTTAGTTCTCTTTTGTTGGGCGATAAAAATGCTATTATTGTTGCTGCAAGATCAACAGGATATGGAAATATATACACCACACAGGTTACATGCCCGTCTTGCTTTGAAAACAGCGAACAAAGCTTTGATTTAAATAATCTAAAATTGCAGTTCCCCGACAAAGAAAGGTTGGACAGCTTGGCTGTTACGAAAAATGATGATGACACATTTTCATTTACACTGCCGAAAACTAAAGCTGTGGTTAAAGCTAAATTATTGGCAGGCACAGACGAAAGCAAGCTTGAAAGGCTACAAGCCAACAAAAAGAAGAATAAGCTTCCTGAAACGCCAATAGTTGATCAAATTAGGGCTTGTATAACAGCAGTTAATGGGCTTGCAGAGCCAGCAAACGTTAATAAATTTGTTGATGTTATGCCATTGTTTGATGGAAGATATTTTCGAAAAATTTATAATAAACTAATTCCAAATATTGATATGAGGCATAGTTTTCAATGTTCGCACTGTGATCACGAAGCAGGGGTGGAGGTGCCGCTCACCGCGGACTTTTTTTGGCCTGACCGATGAATATATTGAAGCTGTCTATGAGCAGTTTTTTGCATTAAAATATCATGGCGGATGGAGTTTTGTCGAAGCGTATAATTTGCCAATCAAATTAAGGGCTTGGTTCATGCAGCGTCTGATCAAGCAAAAAGAAAGTGAAAACGAAGCTATAGAAAAAGCAAATAAAAAAAGTAGTAGATAAAGGACGCCGAATGAGCGTCCTTTATTTTATGTGAAACACTATTTATTCAAAGGAGAATAGATAAATGGAAAAACTCCCAATTATTGAAATTGATTTAAGCTTTGCAAAAAAGAAAGTATTGAATGAAAATTTATATAGTTTATTTACGGGCGCCGTAGGATTATTTTTAAAAGGCATTGGAGTAGATATTGATAAATTATCAATTCCAGTAAGAATAACAGGCACTAAAAAAGAAATAGGCGCTTTTAGAACGGCTTTAAACAATTCGAAGCAATATATAGAAACCGCAAAGGCGCATGGCAAAGATAGCGACGAAGCTGCTTCAAAAAAGAAAGAACTGCTAACCGCCGTTTCAAACTTTGAAGAAGTAACAAAAATTAAATGGCCGGTGAAATAGGAACTTTAAAACATGACAGATCCATCAACACTTACACCAGAACAAATACAAAAGATAAAAGCGCAAGTCGATAAAATTACGGACGGCTTTAAAGCTGCAGAAACGGCTGTCGAAGATTTTGGCCAAAAGGCCGCCGAGGTCATGGCCAAGGCGACCAAGGAGGCCGAAGGCCTCAATAAAAATACGGTGACTTATGGCCAAACTATGCGCGAAATTCAGTATACGATGGAAGCCCAAGAAAGAGTTCATAAAAATATAATTACGCAGTTGGAGACACAAATAAAAGCCGTTCAGGAAAGGACTATCGGCGAAAAGAAGACTAAGGCCGAAGCCAAGGAGTTCGAAAAGGCGAAAAAGAAAGAACTTGTAGCGCTTGAAAAACAAAAGAGGATACAAGAGGACATTTATGGCATTCAGAAAAAACGGCGGGACAACGAAAAAGAAGGTGTTAAAAATGCTGAAGATTTTCTAAGCGCTCTCGGGGTGGTTAAAAAGAATCAATTTGGTATTTTTGGAATACTTACAAAAACAACAGAACAGCAAGCCAAGTTCAAAAAAAGGATTACAGAATCAGTTAAATCCGGCGAAATGCTCGCCGGCGCCATGAAGAAAGTGGCAGAAGGGGCAATGCAGCTAGCTGTTATGGGCATGAAAGGTGGTAGTCTTTTTGGCATTGATCTTCCCGGTATTGTTGGAGCAATTAAGGAATCGCTAGTTTTACCCGCAGAATTATATCGTACATACGGTGACATGGAAAGATACAAAAATATGATTGTGGAGAGTAGACAAGAATTGGCCATATGGGGTGTAACAGAAAAAGAAGCAGGCATGGCACTTGCAGAGCTTGCATCAACAATACCAGAATTTAATATGGCCAGCGTTAGTGCTCAGAAAGAAATGCTAGCCACCAGTACTGCACTTACTAAAATGGGGTTTGATCTAAAAACAACAGTTAAAACTCAAGAAAACTTAATTAAGACGCTGCGAATGGCCCCGAAAGAAGCAGCCAAATACACAAAGAGTTTGGCTGGTTTAAGTAAGCAAATGAAAGTTGGTAATAAGTTTTTCCAAGACATGCAAAACTCAATGGAACAACTGGCAGCTTTCACAAAAGATAAAGCAATAAAAGTTTTTGAAACAATGGCTACTAGAGCCCACGCTTTGGGTCTTGCGATTAATCAACTTTGGAAAACTACTGAAGGATTCGAAACTTTTGCAAATGCGTCACAAAAAGTTGCAGAGTTCAATATTGCTCTTGGTGGGCCATATCTTAATACATTAAAGATGATGAAGGCCGCTCACAATGAACCAATAAAAGTAATAGAACAAATGCAAGATGCTTTCGCCGCGTCTGGCAAGAGTTTGTCGGACATGTCACCCGCAATGGTAAAATATATGGCAAGCACGATTGGTGTAAGCAAAGTTGAACTAAAAAGGATTATGGGCAGCAAAGCTGCGCTTAAAGAGTGGGCAGAACAACAGAAAAAGTCTGAAAAGCGGCAAGAAGACCTCAACAATATGGTACTAAAAGCACAAGATATTTTCATGGAGCTTAGTGCTGTAATCCGCGAAGTGTTTTTTTCAAATGGCGACTTTATTGAGTCTATGAAAAGCGCGGTCAGGGGCCTAGGCGATTGGATTAAAAACAATAAATGGCTAATTGAAACACTCATATCACTTTTTACACCGCCCGGCGGATTTATTGTTCTAGCAATCGCCGGCATCGTGAAATTGGGCTCAGTGTTATTTATGCTTAATCTGCAAATGATGGCTACTAGCGGCGGCACTATGGGCTTGGGCGGCGCCTTATCGAGCGTGTTCGCCGGCGCCGGCTTAAGTGTCACTTTGGCCGGGATTGCATCCATCGCCATGGCAATTGGCGGCATTGTCATGATTGGATACACTGCAATTAGCGTTATTTCAGAACTGATGGCCGCCAAGACCAAACAAGAAAAGACGAAGGCCCGGGCCGGCGCCGGCGGCGCTGTTGTTGGTGCTATAATCGGCGGAGTGCTCGGCTCGGCTTTGGGGCCGGCCGGCACCGTCCTTGGTGCAGGCGCAGGCAGCATGATCGGCAAGTGGGCTGGCCAAGCCTTTGTTGATGATGCCGAATTCAGCCCAGGCTCAGTGAAAGCAATTGTTACGAAAGGCGGCGAAGTCGCCATACCAAGTGCAATGGATACGGTAACCGCCGCAAAACAGCGAGCCGGCTCATCGGCTAGGACCGACGCGCTGCTGGAGAGGTTAGTTACGTTAACAGAAAAAAACTTAAATAAAAACACCACTATGGTGGTTTCCGGTAAAGTACTCGGCGAGATCGCTGATTCTCAACGCAACAAGAACGCCACCTATGGCCGACCGGGCACACCAATTGCCGTATAGGAGAAAATAATGCCAGTTAGAAGAGCAAAAAATATTAAAGAGATCTTATCAGACGAAGCAGAGGCCTCGCGCACAACACTTACTCCTTATACGAAAGAGTATCAAATTAAGTTTGAACACATTGCCACAGGGAAGACAGTAAAGTTTTTAGCTTTTTTAACTCAATTCGGCGATTCTTTCAGATCCAATTGGAAAACAGAAAATGTATATGGTAGAATGGATCCGTTGGCCGTATTTCAAAATACACAAAGAACTCTCAGCATTGGCTGGAGCATACCTTCAGAGGGTGTTATGGATGGCGCAAACAATTTAACGAAAATAAGAGATTTTATACGAATGCTATACCCTGTTTATGAAGAGGACTCTCTTGGTGTCTCGGGGATTAAAGCAGCGCCGCTGATCAGGCTGCATTTTGTTAATTTGGCGGCAGAAGGTCTTACGGGTCTTGTTGGGTTTTTAAGCGGTATTGATTTTGCTCCAGATTTAGAAGCTGGTTTTTTTGACCACAGAACTAAAGAGAAGGGGGAAAGACTTCTTTATCCTAAATCAATAAAACTTAACTGTACGCTTCAAGTGCTTCATACTAAAAAAGTTGGTTGGGTTGGTAAAAAATTTGCTGGTGGAAAGAATTCAGCATTTCCTTATTCGGTAGATAAAACACACGTCAGCGAGTGGAGTGCCGCGGCCGAAGCAAGAAATAAACCCCGCGCAGAAAGCAGCCCTCTTGCCCCGACCACCGAAGCTATGTTTAGAAAGATTACAAAGGGGAAATAATGGCTATTTCAAGATATGACAATCGTTCACTTATTCACAATGACAGCGAACTGTATGAAAGCACTTTTAACAAAAGAGGCCTCAAACACGTAGACCAATATGGCACACCCGTCATTGATTTCCCCTTGGCAGAAGAAATAGAAACATTAGTATTAAAAACTCACACTTGGAGTTCAAATGACAGTTTTTATAAATTGGCCTATGAACACTATAATGATCCATCTTATTGGTGGATTATTCCATGGTTCAATAAAAAGCCCACCGAGTTCCATTTTCAACTGGGTGATTTAGTTTATATACCACACCCACTATTAGAAGTCTTGGTTATAGCGGGATTTTAATAAATGACTGAAAAAACAGCCGCACAAAGTTTTGCTGAGCGTGAACGCCAATCGCAGTCGATGATTGAACATCATGACGACTTCATGGGGTTCATTGCTGAAGTTTTAACCAAAAACACAAAGAGGTGGCACGACCCGGGCTTCGTCGGTCGAGCCATTCTACCGGTGATGAAGATCGCAACCGCGGCTATTACCAAAACTCACCCTATAGTTGCTGACGTTTTTGTGCTGCTTCAAGATATACGAGCCGGCGCCGGCGCGAACTGGCCATCGACACCGCAACAGGCGCAATTGGGCCCCAAGCAGGCGCCTTGGCTCTGGAAGGGTCTGAAGGCTCAAGAAAAATTTAACACAATCACGGAAAAACATACAGTTGGTGAAGGTGACGATAAAAGGCAGCGAGTGTCAAATCTTGAGTGGCACCACATCACCGCACTGATCAGCCGCTATATCACCAACACCAACGCGATTGATGCCGCCGAGCGCGCAAGACTCAAAGCCATCGGAACGGAAGATAATCTACGAGAAAATATTGATGAAATTCTTGGAGATATTGCAGAAACACAACAATTTATTTTAATGAAAGAGTTTATTGAGCGTGAAACTAATTTATATCCACGCGGGAGTTCGTTTACCGAAGCGCTTCAGCTATCTGTATTTACACTAGACGTTTCAAAGAATAAAAGGTCATCTTCGGCGGAATTGTATTCTAAGATAATAACAAACAAATATGATCCAAAATTTTTAACTATTACAAACGCTCAGTGGTCTTTGTTGGTGCCTAAAATATCTTTGAAGCAAGTGTTTATTAAAAGAGAGCGTGGACAATTTAAAATTCAATCTGAAAAAACAAAAAAATATGTTTTTTTAGATCATCTTCACCCGGACAGTTTACAAAACTTAACAAGTGATAAAATTGGCCGCGGCGACGGAGTGGGCCTCAAAAGTGTTTCTATTGAGCACAGGCAAGAGCATTTTGCAGATAAAAGATATTTTGTAAAAATATCAATTTTCTTTGAAAATGCACAAACTCTTTATAAACAACATCTTTTGTCAAAGAGCGCGGCTAAAAAACAAGACGATTCTAGCACAGCCAAAAAGAAGAATAAGGCCGCACCAACACAGGTTGCTGATTTTATTGATTTATTGAGCTTAACACAAGAAATAAAAAAAGATGGCGGTAGTGAATTTTGGCGCTGGTATCTTACTTTTGGTTGGGCCACCCCTCCTGCCGGCGCTATTGTCGGTGATAAAGACGACAAAATAAGAGAATTCGTGGCAAAGCTTCAAACAACGTTGGTGTTAAATTTGTGGCGATGGCAATTTAAATTTAATCAAGATGGCTCAGTTGTTTTGGATGTTGAGTTTGTGGCCGATGATGATGAAAGACAATCTAGTGATATTCTTATTGCAAAAGAGGACGAGGCCGCGATTGCGCAGGGTAAGACAAGATATGAGGATTCTGTAATAGGTACAAAAGCAGCTAAAAAAGCTTTGGATGCTTTTAATAAAACGGGCAAGCTCACAGCGCTCAAAAAAGCATTAAAGGCCGCCGGCATTGATGAAAAAAAATATAATGATTTTAAAAAACGCGCATCTCTCAGTGGCGAAAAGGCTCTCAGCGCCGACGAAAAAAAAGAGTTTGATCTGCTGCGGAACAAGCGCCAACACATTATTAACCAACGATCCGGCGGTACCGATTTTGCCGCGGCCCATGAAAAATTGATGCAAGATTACAACAACGCTCTTAATGATCAGGCTATAAAAAAATCTTTTTATTCAAAATACATTTACAGCAATTTTACTAACAGGCTGATGCGCACAAATAAAATACATGTAGGTGTTGCTGAGCGCACATTCCTTTCAGAAAAAAAAGGCACGGCAGCAGCGATGAATTATAGGTTCTATCCCATGTACAAAATAGCAGCATCTGAGGCGGTTGTTAAAGTACTTGGCCAACCTCAGAACAACGCTCATCAGGCTTCATCCGCCGCAGCAACCGCAGACGCAGCAGGAGCAAAAAGCAGCGGTAGCAAAGATAAGCTAAGAAAAGACGCTATGTATAATTTATTAAAGGGGCACAAAAAATTATTAAGAGAGCTTAAATATAAACCAAAGGGAAAACCAACTGATTCAATTGTTATACCTTATTTTTTTGCCGGGGACATTATTGATATAGCTTTTGGAAATCATAATTCGCGTGCTGGAAAAAGCATAAAGCCAGTGTTGGCATCATTGGATCTCAGCATGAACAGAAGGAGAGATGCTATTAAAGCTGCAAAATCATTCCCCGACAAAAGAAATATTAGTAATATTCCTATATCATTTACTAGTTTTATGTTGTGGTGGAACAACAAAGTTGTGAGATCACAAAAAGAAGTTTGGCCTTTAAGAATATTTTTACGAGAATTTTTTGATGAATTCCTTAACAAAATAATTGATAATTATGATCCACTTCATAAAAAATATCTTGGTGTTGAGCCAGATAAAAAAGTTTGGAATAATACAGATGCAGATATAACAATAGAAAGCGTTGATATGCCGTATGATTTAACAGGACGAAAGTTCAGAAAAAAAGGCGAAAACTTTGTAATTGATGTTGATAAAGTTTTGCGTGCCAGAGGTAGAGGAGGCTCCTTGGCGGCTAGTCCCACTGCCCATGAGGCTTCCCCTGATAATTTATTTTCGCACATGTTTATATATGGCACAGCCGGCCGCATTTGGTTAAATTGCGTGCCAAAAGAAAATATGCAAAGCGGAATATATCATTTTTTTGTCGGTGGCGATGGCGGCATTATGAAGAGTATAGAATTTAATGTAGTGCCAAGCGAATGGCGCCGCACGACACAATTGCTTGATGCGGTTAAAGAAAAGCGAGACCCAAATTTTGTAGAGCAATATGATGTAACAATAAGAATGAGAGGAAATAATATAATAAGGCCGGGAGTTTTAATATATGTTGATTTAAGCTTAATAGGTTTTGGCAAATCAAATCAGCCAAACACAATTTCTTATGAACATAATCTTGGGGGCTATTATTTGGTGTACAAGGTGGATCATCAAGTAAGCGGTGATGACTTTGAAACTGTTATAGTGGCTCGCACTGATGGATTTTCCGGCAAGGGACTAATAAAAACCGGCAAGGAAAAGAAAGCTAAGAAATAGCTGAATAAGGAAATTTTATTATGGCGTATAGAACAGGAGATGAACAAAGTGCTATTGATCTTATTGTAAAAAGAATTGGCTATGATGTAGCAGTACCGCCTGTTCCGGGCATACAAAATTTTGAAAAAATTCTTAGATTTTACGGACTTCAAGATGGCAATAATAATTTTATTATACCCAATCCTACTTTTATCAAGTATGTAAGCAATTCTGATACAGTTTTGGCATTTGATTTTGTTGCAAATGCTTTTCTTGATTTTCAAAAATTATATGTAGATATGCTGCAAGCTGGCAAAATTTCAAAAGAGTCTGTATATACAAATATAATTTTTGAACCTTTTGAGGGGTGGTATAACTTTGAAGAAGAATATCGTAATAATGTTAGGTTTCTTATAAAACAAATTAATAGTGTTTTTTTAAGCACGCATGAAGAACAGAAAAAGATTATAAACATAGACAAATATATTGAATCGTTTATGGGATTTTTCCCCTTAATGGAATCGCTTACAGTAACTAGGGCTAAAATGTTATCTAGTGTATTAACAAAAAGAAGTGCATCCGGCTTAGTAATAAAATTAGCAGATGAACAAGAAAATGATGATCAGGTTAAATGGGAAAAGTATTTAAATGATCCAAACTTTAAAGCAGTCGTAACGCTTGCGCAACAAACTGGATTTTATGTAAGTAAAAATTCTCCATGGACTTTGGTTGCAAATTTGGGTTCGCCAGTGATGAAATTTTATATGCGCTTAAATGATTATGAAAAGGAAACAGAAGAGATTTTTAAAAATTTATTTTCGAAAGAACAGCTAAAATATGCTCAAAAAAATGCTGTATTGCCCTCTGAGACTGCCGATAAATTAAAAGAGCAAGCACAAATCGCCGCGAAAAAGAAAATTATGTCAACGACGAAGTTGCCTATAGAAAAAATATTTAAGAAATATTATTTTGAAACAGCCATGGCCGATTTTAATACTGTCAAAAACATGTTTTATTTTGGATATACTTCATTTTTGATAACAAATCCAGAAGTTAGAGAGATAAAACGAGATGAGCATCTTGCTGACCATGCGGCGGGTGGTTACAAGGTTCGCCGGTATTGTCCAAAAGAACAGCAGACCATCCAAGTATACAAATCAAGAGAATATATTTCTGAAAATGGTTATAACAAAAAATTTGATGATTATTTTTTCTTAAAAATATTTCTTTTTCTTAAAAATTATGAAAATGGTAAAATATTTTCAGAAAATCGCCTCAAAGTACACCTTAAAAGTATTTCAAAGATCAAGAAAAGAATTGACACATCCGCAGCAATAATGTATATTAATAGTGTGTTTAAGGGACTAGAGAGCGTTGCGTGATTTTTCAATCTTTAGATAAAAAAAATAAATGTAAAGATATCTACTGTGGTGGCAAGATTTACAACAAGACTCCAGAAGATTTAACTGGTACGTGGGATTATGTTGATGTGCCCCACAATGTAGAATATGCAAAGTTGTATTGTGGCGGCCAATCCATTGAAGATGTTTGCCCCGATCGCTTAAAGGGACAATGGCTCAACGCAAGTCAGAAGCTTAAAGCGTATTTAAATTCTTTTATGCAAGCAAAAATTTCACTAGAAGAGCACTGTTTTTATGACTTAGTGCCACAACATTTTCTTTTGGATTTTTTCGAAGTGAAGAATGAAATAACAAAACATGTTTTTGACAATTGTGAGCGTCCTGAAAATTATGATTTTTTGTTGCAACTTACAAAAATTGTGGAAGACATTAAAAACAGACCTTTAAAGCTAAAAACGAGCAATTTAAACAACTTGGGGCATCAACTAGCAACTAGAAACTTTTTAAGGCGTCTAAAAGGAGCAAAAAAGCGCGTCAAATATAATATTTTTGGGACGAAAACAGGCAGGCTAACAACAGAGCCAAAATCTTTTCCTATTTTGACGCTAAAAAAGGAATATCGTACCATTTTAGAACCAAATAACGATCTGTATGTGGAATTGGACTTTAATGCTGCTGAGCTAAGGACGCTTTTGGCTTTGTGCGACAAAGAACAACCAAAAGAAGATATACATGAGTGGAATGCTAAAAATGTATTTCGCGAGTCGCGGAAAGAGGCCAAAGAGCGTATTTTTGCTTGGCTGTATAATCCAGATTCTAAAGATTATTTAGCCAACAGAGCTTATGATAGAACAAGCATTAAAGAAAAGTATTGGGATGGTAAAATAGTAACAACGCCATTTGGCAGAAAAATAGAGGCGGATGAGTTTCATGCTTTAAACTACTTGATTCAAAGCACAACGGCAGACATGGTATTGCGGCAGTTGATTAAAGTTTATGAATTGCTCAAAGAGCATAAGTCGCATGTAGCATTTGTGATACATGATTCGCTGGTGATCGATCTAGCGAAAGAAGACAAACACCTGTTGGAGAACATTTTTAATGTTTTTTCGAAAACTGACTTGGGCGAATTCTTAATTTCAGTTAAGGTCGGCAAAAATTTTGGTCAAATGAAGGAAATAAAATGGACATAATTGGATTTGGCGGCGCCGGTTGCAACGTTGCAAAAACATTTAAAGATTATTCTCAATATAAGATTCATTATATAGACGTTGGCCTTCGCGGCGAGGACAACTATTCTCTTTTAAGAGCCAACACCATGGAAGAAGCAGAAACAAATGTGCCAAAATTTTCAAAACTTGTTAAAAAACTAAAAGGTGAAGTTGTTTTTATATGTGCTGGTGCCGGCATAAGCAGTGGTTCAATTTTAGGAACTTTAGAACAATTCAAGCACTTACCGGTAACTGTAATCTATATTAAGCCAGATTATGATCTTTTGGGCGAAAAAGAAAAACAAAGAGAAAGGGTTGTTCATGGAATATTACAACAATTTGCTAGAACGGGATTGCTCAAACGCATGTATTTGTTTGATAATACAAAAATAGCGGAGATGCTGGGCGGGCTTTCGATAGTTGAATACCACCCTAAAATCAATCAAATGATCAGTAACTCTTTTCACATGTTGAATTATTTTAAAAATACAGATTCTATTATGACAAACGTTTCAGACCCTCAAGAAATTAACAGAATATCAACAGTTGGGGTTTACAATTTTGAGGAAGAGGCCGAAAAATATTTTTATGACATTGCAAATCCGCGAGAAAAGCATTTTTATTTTGCTTTTAATGAAGAGACGCTAAATAAGGAAAAAAACCTTTTAAGTAAAATAAGTGAACAAATAAAAAGTGCTGGACAACCTGAGTTTACTGCTGTATCATATGATATAACGGCGACGACATATGAAGAAAATTTCGCATATATCGAAGCTCATACAAACTTCATTCAGGGCGAAAAAGTGGTTGACAAAAGCTCAGAATAGGTTATACTGTATATGCGGGCTGGGAAAACGACCCAGCCTATAATTTTAAGGAGAAAAAATAAAATGGCGTTAAACATGAAGAAAATGAAGAGCAAGATGTCGTCCCTGCAAAGCGGCGGCAACGGTAAGCGGTGGTTCTGGAAGCCGCAGGATGGTGAGCAGACTGTTCGAATCGTTCCAGATTCAGATGGCGACCCCTTTCGGGAGTTCTGGTTTCATTACAACCTTGGCGATAAGCCCGGTTTCTTGAGCCCAAAGCGTAATTTTGGCGAGGATTGTCCATTGGACACCTTTGTTCGCAAGCTTTGGGAGGATGGTTCTGATGAGTCCCGCGAGTTGGCGAAGAAGCTGATGGCAAAGCAGCGCTTCTTTTCCCCGGTCATCGTCCGCGGTGAAGAGGATCAAGGCGTTCGACTCTGGGGTTACAGCAAGACCGTTTACGAGAAGCTGTTGGGCCTCGTCCTGAATCCGGATTATGGCGATATTACTGATCCGGAAACTGGCACCGACCTTACCCTTCGATATGGTAAGAAGTCGGGGGCAATGTTCCCAAGCACGGACATTGACCCGCGTCGGCGATCTTCTGCTCTTACAGAAGACAAGGAGTTGGCGAAGGAATTCATCAACACTGAGATTGATTATGGTTCAATCTTTACTCGCAAGACAACGGAAGAAGTCAAGGAAATGCTTGACGAATACCTTGCTGACAGCGATGGAAATGCTAATGTTGAAAAGTATAATACAGAAAATACGGTAGACAAGGCATTTAATGAATTGCTAGCAAGCTAGGCTTGCACAAAAGGGGGGGCTTCGGCCCCCCCTTACTTTTGGGGGGCATTAATGGCGAAAGTAAACAAAACGAGTGGGCGATTAAGTATCGCTGATATGAAAAAGCTGGTAAACAAGTCAGCGGGCGCAAATGTTGCGTTTTCTTTAAAGGACGAAAATCCAACTGAAGTTAATGAATTTATTCCAACCGGCTCTAAGTGGCTAGACGGTATTGTTCGCCGCGGCAAGTGGGGCGGCATTCCCGTCAGCAAGATCAGCGAGATCGCTGGTTTAGAAGCAACGGGCAAATCTTATATGGCAGCACAAGTTGCCGCCAATGCTCAAAAAATGGGCATTGATGTAATTTACTTTGATTCTGAAAGTGCTATTGACCCATATTTTTTGGAAAGCGGGGGTTGTAACTTAGAAAATCTGTTATATATTCAGGCCCAATCGGTCGAGTTCGTTTTGGAAACAATTGAGAACCTTCTGGCAAATAACGATAATAAAATGCTATTTATATGGGACAGTATGGCAATGACACCTTCAGTTAGTGACATTGAGAGCGACTTCAACCCACTATCAACGATGGCAGTAAAGCCTCGCATCCTTTCAAAGGGAATGGCAAAGCTGGTTCAGCCGATCGCCAATAAAAAGGCGACGTTACTGATCCTAAATCAGCTAAAAACGAACATCACCAGAAGGCCCTCAGAGGCCATGACAACGCCTTATTTCACTCCGGGCGGTAAGGCCCTAGCTTATGCCTATTCGCTGCGTGTATGGCTCACGGCGAGGAAAGGAAAGGCTAGTTTCATCTATGATGATAAGGGCTTTCGCATCGGAACAGAAGTTAGGGCAAAGATCGAAAAAAGCCGCTTTGGGACACAAGGAAGAGAATGCTCTTTTAAGATTCTTTGGGCCGGTGAAGATATCCACATTATGGACAAGGAAAGCTGGCTTGAAGCGATTAAGTCTTCAGAGTATTTAACTAACGCCGGCGCATGGTATACTTTACACTATGATGATAAGACATCTGAAAAGTTTCAAGGTAAAAATTGGCCTGAAAAACTTGAAGATGAAAAATTTTACAATAGAGTTGTGGAATTAATGGAACAAGAGATTGTTCTTAAATTTGATAAACGCGAGGGCAAAGCAGCAGATTTTTATGATGTTGATAATACAGAGTCTGAGTAATATCCATGAAAATAAAAGAAATCATCGAAGAGCTTAAGAAAGAATACCCACTAAGTAAGGACTACGAATACAGATCCGGCACCGATGATGGCGGCAAAGTCATAGAAATACACAAGGTGCCTCAAAAACATGCAAAAAAAGTAAGAAAAAAGATTCCCATGAGATACAAAGGAATGCGAACAATTGTATTTTTTCAGGTGGAACGAGAGAAAGAAGAGGATGAATAATGGCAGCAAAAAAGAATAAAAAAGTTAGTCGCTTATCTTTTAAAAAGACTAGTCAAGGCAACGGCCGATGGTCAAAGTTTCCACACAACAAAAGATCAAAGTTATACAAAAAGAAGTATCGCGGCCAAGGAAGATAGTTTTCCTTGCAACTGAAGCTTAATCCTGTTATAATAGGATTATGTTTATCACAAATACAAGCAAAAAGACCCAGCGCACACTTGAGCTAGCTAGGCGAGTAGCAATAAACAGCACTTATGGCCGTCTCAAGCATGGCGCTATTTTAATCAAAGGCGGCAATGTTGTAAATGTCGCTTTTAATAAGCCAAACTTTTCAAGCTTTGGTAATAGATTTAGAAACAATTATACTTGCGGCGATGCCACCACACATGCAGAAATTGGAGCAATATTGGGCCTAGCGCGATCTGCAACAGTGGGCGCGACAGTTTTTGTCGTTAGAGTTAATAAACTTGGCGAATATCGTATGAGCAAACCTTGCCCGATGTGTGAAGAAGTATTAAAATTTGTGGGCGTTAAAAAGGTGGTCTATACGACCGGCGAAGATACTATGGGAGAGCATAGGTTATGATTCAACTTAAAGGCCCAACAGAATGCAACAATTGTGGATGTAACCTCTGGCCATGTTGCCAGAAAAATAAAAAAAAGATGGGAAAAAATGAAAAGAGTATTAATACTAGACGGGACAAATAATTTTTATAGAGCGTTTGTCGTAGATCCGAGCATGAGCAGCAATGGAAAGCCCATTGGCGGCGTCAAGGGGTTTTTGAAAATCCTGCAAAAGCTTATTCGTGAAATAAGACCAGATCAGGTTGTTATTTGTTGGGACGGCGCAGGCGGTTCACAGCGAAGACGACAAATGAATAAAAACTACAAAGGCGGCCGAAAAGCAATTCGTCTTAATAGAAACAATAGCATGTTAACACAAGAAGAGGAAATGGAAAACCGAGTTGATCAACAAATCCGCTTGGTTGAATATATTAACCATATGCCGATAGCACAGTTTGTATTTGATAATGTTGAAGCAGATGATTTGATTTCGGCCGCGAACCAAGAATATAAAGGTTGGCAAAAGGTGATTGTTTCAAGCGACAAAGACTTCTTTCAGTTGCTTGACGACGAGACAATTCTTTTACGTCCGATTCAAAAGAAAATTTATAGTAAAAACACGTTAGTTGAAGAATACGGAATTCACCCAACTAACTTTGCTTTGGCAAGGGCTATAGCCGGCGATAAAAGTGATAATCTGCCAGGAGTGCCGGGGGCGGGCCTTCCAACTGTTGCTAAGCGATTTCCATACCTTGCCGAAGAAAAAGATTATACAACAAACGATCTTGTAAGCACTTGCTTACATGAAGAAAAACCACTTAAAGTTCATGAGCGGATCATAGAAAATGAGAAATTAATTAAAGAGAATTATAAAATAATGCAACTTTATAATCCGCTGGTGTCGCCTCAAAATAGGGACAAAGTTAAACATGTGATCAATAACTACCCGAAATCTTTCAGCAAAACAGAGATTCGAAAAATGATGCTTATCGATGGATTTCCAGAATTAAGCTGGCATGATTTATTCGCAGCATTTAATAGGATAGCATTGACATAGGACCGCAGATCTAGTATGATCTAGATCCAGTTTGAGGTATTTTTGAGACCACTCGACCCTACAGTAAAAGTTGATTTTTCTAAGTTTGGAATTCGCTTTCAAGAGAATTTAGCAAAGCTTATTACTCTTGATCGCACTTTCGCAGATCAAATTGGTGAAGTATTGGATACGAATTTCTTTGAGGTTAAGTACCTTCAGGCTTTTACCAAAATGATTTATGATTATAAGGAAAAGTACAAAGTTCATCCTTCATTGGTGACCCTTGCTACGTTAGTTCGTAGCATGGAGGGTGAAAATGAAGTAGTTGAAAAACAAGTAAGAGATTTTCTTGTGAGAATTCATTCAACTAGGGATGTGGAGGGTAAAGATTTTATTAAAGACGCTGCGCTTGATTTTTGTCGCAAGCAGAAATTGAAAGAAGCAATTATCAAGTCAGTTGATCTACTAAACAACTCTTCATTTGATGAGATTTCAGAAATTATTAACAAAGCACTAATCCTTGGCCAAAACAATGATTTTGGTTATGATTATATAAGGGATTTTGAAAGGCGATTTGAGGTTAAAACTAGAGATCCGGTTTCGACAGGCTGGAAACAGTTTGATGAAATTATGCGCGATGGCCTAGGAAAAGGCGAATTGGGTGTTGTAATCAGTCCAACTGGAACAGGAAAATCTCACATTTTGGTTCATTTGGGTGCACAAGCGCTAAAACAGGGCAAAACGGTCGTTCATTACACATTTGAATTAGCTGATACAATGATTGCGAGAAGATATGACGCCTGTCTTACGGGCACGCCGCTTTCAGATTTAAACACTTTTAAAGATCAAATCTTAGAAGACATTAAAGAGATCGACGGCCAATTAATAGTGAAAGAATATCCAACGAAATCAGCCACAACCGTGGCGCTGCGCAGTCATTTAGAAAAACTGGTAAACCGCGATATTGACATTGGGATGATTATTGTTGATTATGCAGATTTAATTAAACCAAAAAAGCTTTATAATGAGAAGAGACATAGTTTAGAATCTATTTATGAAGAGTTGCGAGGAATAGCTCAAGAGTTCAAGTGTCCAATCTGGACAGCATCACAAACAAACAGGACTGGTTATAATGCTGAAATTGTCACGATGGAAAGTATATCTGAAGCGTTTAATAAATGTTTCGTGGCCGACTTCATCTTCACGCTATCACGAACCGTTGAAGACAAGAATGCTAATTCTGGCAGGTTTTTTGTAGCAAAAAATCGATTCGGCCCAGACGGGCTGGTTTATCCAATTGACATGGATGCAGGCAAAGTAAAGGTAAAAATTGCAAACGGCGCTGCAGGGAAAAATGGCAATCCGGCAAAAACACAAGAACAAATATTAAAAGAAAAATATAGAGAATTAATGGGGAATAATAATGGAACTAGCAAATGAAATTTTGTCTAACATTACAGTGCATATGAAATATGCAAAATACCTTCCAAAGAAGAAAAGACGCGAGACTTGGAGAGAGCTTGTAAGCAGAAACAAGCGAATGCATCTAAAAACTTATCCAGACATGAAAGATGAAATTCATGCTGCTTATAAGTTTGTAATGGCTAAAAAAGTTTTACCTTCTATGAGATCGATGCAATTTGGTGGAAAGCCGATCGAAATAAACCCTTCAAGAATTTATAATTGTGCTTTTGCCCCCGTTGATGATTGGCGCGTGTTTAGCGAGATTATGTTTTTGCTTCTTGGCGGAACTGGCGTTGGGTACAGCGTTCAGCGGCATCATATTGAAAAACTACCAGAAATTAGAAAGCCAAATCCCAATAGATCTCGCAGATTTTTAGTCGGCGATAGCATCGAAGGGTGGGCAGATGCGGTAAAAGTATTAGTGAGAAGCTATTTTTATGGCGGATCCACCATAAGATTCGACTTTAGTGACGTCAGACCCAAGGGCGCGAGACTAGTTACTTCGGGTGGTAAAGCGCCCGGACCACAGCCTCTAAAAGAGTGTTTACTCAAGGTTAGAGGAATTTTGGACGAAAAATCGGAGGGCGATAAACTTGAGTCTATTGAAGTTCATGATATCATTTGCTACATTGCTGATGCTGTTCTTGCTGGCGGCATCCGCCGTGCTGCTCTCATCAGCCTCTTCTCTGCTGACGATGACGAAATG